GTTCCTGTTCTATTTCATTGCGTAGGTGGTCGTACTTCTTAACTGTTGTGTGTTGGTTTGCCATTAAATTAGGGGGTAACCGTACTTGTCTTTGGTGATGTCCATAAGCTGTGACGGTTTATAACCTAGCGATATTTCAAAATGCGGCTTATCTACTATCAATTTAAACGTACCACCCCAAACAATACCGAAACGGGCTGCAATCGGATGTAAACGGCTGTAATCATAGTTCCATTGTGGCTTATTGTCAACCATAGGCACTACATCTATTGCGAGTCCGTAATTGTGATACGATTGACCGCCCTTTGCGTTGGTAACTATTGCGCCTTTAGTGGTTCGACCTTGTGCGTATAATGCGTTTTGTTCAGCGATTGTTCTCAGACCCTGCGTGATGCGTAGCGTTATGCCGAGTTCCAATTCAGCCGATTCAATGAACATTTTAAACGTGCTGCGTACTTTCGGGTGCAGCTTGTTTACACGGTCTATGCTTATCTTATCTTTCATTTGCGCCATTCGAACCATTTAATTTTAGGTGCTTTCACAATAAAGTATGCTGCAATTACCGCAATGAGCGCAAGAATCCACCACAATCGCTTATTTGCCCGCTCACGTTCGATTTTAGCCTGTAACTTGTACTTAGTGGCACTGTCACCCATCTGAACAAGTGAGGTGCGTAAACCGTTAATTTCACCCGCCTGCAACTGCTGTGTTCGGGTATTCTCGAATGTGTCGACCCGATTCAGGGTGTCATGAATATGGACAGTCTTAGTTATCAGCTTAGTCAGATAAACGGTGTCCATATACACCCGTACGTCGGTAGTAGTGTCATGAGAAACCACCGTGTCCGTAGTATGTATCACTACCCCCTTCCCTATCTTAACAGGGTGCATGGTGTTGCAGTAATGCGCTCCGACCGTGTCTATATTGCTACGGTTGTTGTAGCGTTGTTCCGCCTTAGCCATGTCCTTTAATGCCCGCTTAGATATACGGGATTCGGAGTGGCAGGATGTGAGGAGTACAGACAGGCACAGAACCGACCATGATGCTACAATCGCTATCGCTGTGTATCTGATTGTTTTGTCGCTCATTCTGTCGGTTTTTCGTCCTTAGATGCCTGTGCGCTATTGCCACGCCACAATTGAATTATTTGCGGAACAGTTGCCACGCCCGCTAGTAGTGCAATCATGGTCAACATAGGGTAATAGACATACGTTGGTAGTTCCATCGAATGAAACACTTTGTACATTACCACGATGCAGGTAGTAACGACAAACATGAACGCAAACAAACGCTTGCTACTCGGATTGCCGTTTTCCGATAATGCACGACCTATCCAGTTGAATAACTTTTGCATGATTCTTTTTTTGCGAATATACGGAAATTATCTGTAGTAACTACACGACCCTACTACATACGGTAAAATATCTTATGGGGTAACCTGCTGGGGTAACCCCAAATGTAGCAACCACCAAAAACACTTTTGTAACCACCAAAACCACTTTGTATCTTTGCAGGTTTTCAGCTTCAGTGCAACACTCATCAGCGCAAACTTTCCTATAATGTTGTTTATGTGAAATAGATTTCCTATCTTTGACTTTTTAAAGGCAAAATCTAATTAACATAAACAGCGAAGCACCTTATAGGACAGTTTGCTTTTACTACTATTGGGCGTGAACGTGTTATGTAACTATTATTATCTAATAACAGCTATTATGAAGCAAACAGAACTATACGAAATTAAGTTAATGTGCTTGATTATAGCACAAAATTATTCCATAACCAACGAGGAATTGGTTAAAAACGCTAAAGAATTATACGAATTTATTAGCAGTTAACCCTTTTTGTCAAGTGTCTTGTAACTTACTTCGACAAACTTGAAATCGTTTGTTTTCGGGTCAAAATAAACACACTTACATCTCCAAGTATTTGGGTTGACGGTATCAACCACAAGTACAATATTTAGACCTTTAATAAACACTTGGTCACCTTCTTTAATAGGGCATTCTGCCATAAAAAAATACATTTAGTTCGCAAAACAAATGTAAAGAAAAACCCACTATAAAAAGTGGGTTTTGTTTTTTATGTTTGCGATTAGGACTACTATCCGAGATTTAATGCACCACTCATTAAATCCAATATCCGACACACAACAAAACCGAAAGATATTGATGAAGAAGATGGGACTTTTAAACGCCCAGTTTTTAATATGGATAAAATCCATAAAAAAACCACTAAGGTTTTAGGCCTCCTTAGTGGTCTTGCAAAACTTGCAAGTTCAGTGGTAAAACTAATATCGCAAATCATAGATTTGATTTAGCGATACAGCGCACGTTAGTAGACGTGCGCTTTTGTTATACAAATATACTACTTTTTGAATTACCTACAATAGGCTATCGCCTATCTATTTCGTTTGGTCACTAATTATGCTCTCTCCTATTTCTGTGCATCGCTGCACAGTCCTATAATTTGCCGTTATTGTTAAATACTACGTGCCTTTACAGAAAATGTAAGGCACTCCGTATTCAAGCCTTCGGTAACATAACGCAAATCATTATAGGACTACATCGGCTACTCCCATTCGCTGTAATAGTGGCGCATTCAGGGGCATGTTATCAATTTGGCGGTAGTGGTTGCGCCTATTTCCTACCATTCAATATCCTTCTTGCTACGTCCCGAATCCACTCCTTAAACATATCCCACATCTCAAAGTATATGAACCTTAATAGATGTTCGGTAAATATCGAACAGAACCAAATTGCAACCCACTCAATACGCTGATAGTTCCAGGTGGTACACACATAATGAACAAACGATGCCATCGCCAATGACCCGCCAAATATGGCAATTCTGACCTTTGCGGTCATTACCTTACCTGTTATAACGCTATGCGACCAGTACACGACATTCCCTAAGATAACAGGCATTACAACATAAGTAAGGTAGCTGATTATCTTGGAGTATGCACTTAGTTGCTCTTGTTTGTCCGACATCTTATTAGTCTGATAACTGTCCATGTAGTAATTGCTATTGCGAATGATACCTCAAAATTATTTGTTTTCTCGGCAACACGGTATATCTCGTCAATGGCATTGTTTATTGATAGCAGACACGCCCAATCCCACATTATCCGTTCCTCTTTGCTGTCTTGTTTTAGTTGGGCTGCGAAGCATAGTAACACATACGAAAGTGCCTGCCACATGCAGAACAAATCACCGCTAATACCATGCACCCACCGAGGCACAGTATTAGCGGCTACGAATAGTATTACAAGTGCTATGCTACGCATTACTTACGGATTACAGGCGGACGACCACCGATTAGTTCTACATTCTCATAACGGTGCTGGATACCGTTAACCAACACATCGATGTAGTATGGTATTGCGCCGCCTTTATCGAGTGTCAGGCACTTATGACCGTTCATGTCTTCTTCAATGCCCCATGCCTGTGTAGTACATGCAAACTGAGCTACTGTTGTGGCTGCTACGGGCATACCGTTATCCGACACCATTGTATCGTTATTGATGTCGATGGCAACGTTGTTGTTACCTATAAATGCTACTTTCATAACCTACTAATTTTAGGTGCTAAGTTACAACAAATTCAGGTTATACGTATCGGCAATTTTCCAAGCGAGGAATTTAAACCCGTAGGCTTTCCATGCGGCATAGGTTTGCTTATCGCTGATGTTGTTTATACTTAGCGATAGCGAGTGTTTAATCGCCCCCGTTGAATCCTCAATAGTAAAGAACACAGCCCCCGATTGTGTCCATCCGCCATTGTATGGCTGTGTACCGTAGTCTTTCATTTCGGTTATGCGAACGATAGTACACGTCCCTGCATCGCCAATGCTGACCGTTACAGGCGTGATTTCGGCGTACATGCCATCATTGTAGTAAGTGAACACGGAATCTGCCACGTATGCAGCCGAATCGGTTGTTACCGTTGGTGCTGGGCTGGTCATGCCGTATGCGTGACCCCAAAGAGAGATAAGTCCAATTAATAGTAGTTGCTTCATATTTTTAGTTTATAATCCAATAGTTAAATGTTGATGCGTCCGCCCCGTTAGTGCTGTTCACTACGAACGATGTGCCTGCTGTAACAGTCCCGATGTATAAAGTTCCACATGATGAACACGATGTAAGCTGCACCTGAATGATGCTACTTGCCGTTACTGCTGTCGTGTTGATAGTAACCGTACCAGATGATAATGTACCCGTTCCAACCGATGCGTTAGTACCAGTAGCAATATTCAGCTTATTCCCTGCTGTATTCAGCCCTAAACTACCCGATAACTGCAAGATACCAGTTGAACCGTCCGTAACTGTACCAATGAGCCAGTTAGTACCGTTGTGGTACGCCCTGATGTTTGCGCCCCCGTCCGACAGTACCACCCTGTTAGATAATGTGCGAATATCCAACCCACCACTATTACCCGTAAATGCACCTAAGATACTGTTCTGTCCACCTGTGGTAATTGCGTTCCCGCTGTTCACGCCTAAGAATGTGTTGCTGCTGCCAGATGTAAGTGCGTTACCTGCCCCCGCACCTATCCATGAGTTAGTACTGCCTGATGTAAGCGCACTACCGCTATTAGCCCCTACCCCTGCATTGGCGATACCGTTCCATGCCACCGCCCTTGCCATACATTGCGCACCTATTGCAGTGTTGTTATCGCCTGTTGAGTAGTTGAGGTTACTTGTCCCCACGGCAACAAGTCCGTTAACCGATACAGACGAGTTTGCAATTGCATTACGCCCGATGGCTATGTTGCCTATGCCTGTTGTTATAAGCCTGCACGCACTTTCCCCGACGGCAATTGTTGCGGTTGCTGTGGTTGGTGCTGCTAATGCACTACGACCTATCTTGATGTTGGTAGATAGCCCGTTACCTGAACCGAAAACAACGCTATCAATGGTTATATCACGGGTGAATGTGTTTGTTCCTGTGAATGTGAACGGGTGTGTAGTGTCTACTTCAACATTGACTGTTGTAGTTCCTGTAACCTGCATTGTGCTACCTGTTGATGTGATTGCAGCCACACCACCACTACCGCCCGTGCCTGTTACGGTGAATGTCGGGTAGGTACCTGTTACGCTGACCGTTCCCGCCCCTGTGAGTGATACTGTTTGGTCTGGGGCTGTGTTGGTGACACTGTATGACGGATAACTACCGCCTATGGATATTCCTGTTCCTGCTGCAATATTCACCGTCTGATTAGGTGCTGTATTCGTTACCGTATATGCAGGTGCAACCCCCGCAACCGATATTCCTGTACCTGCTGCTACGGTCGTACTTGCCCCATACCCCCTCGACTGCACATACTTCTTCACCGCTGCCTGTGTAGGTGCAATCTGGTTACTGCCTGCCGTCATGGTTGTATCGCTTGCAATCGGGCTACTTGGACGAATAAAGTACCGCCCGTTGTTAGTGCTATTCAAGGCGTATGCGACAAACACCACATTATGAGGTGACGGCAATAGCTGATTAGTTAGGTTACCATTGGTAGTGTCAAGGTATAACGCATCCCCATCAGCATACGCCGACGTATTCACCCCGTCAAGGTAGCCCGATACCATTACGTAACCTGTGCCATTATCTGCGATGCTTTCGGCTGTAATGCCTATAACCTGCGATGTGGTAACGCTGTCTGCATCGGCAAGGGATATTGTCGGATTATTCCCTTGTGCATCATTTACGTACACCGCTTTGCCTTTCGCAATAGTCGTTCCTGTGTTGTTCCTGCCACGCATGTAAAAGGTCTGTCCGTTCACGTTGGTGACGCTGCTATTCAGATACGTTGCAGTCGCAAGATGTATAGCGTCCCAGTAGGTGGTACCTGTTGTGTAGGTACCTGTGGGTGTAAGGTCAAGGTCGTATTGCCCCGCCTTAATGCCGTATTCGCCTGTATTGGTGTTGCTTGTAGCCCCCGTGTAAGGCACATACCCCGTTACTGATGGTATCTGACCGATTACCCATGAACGGGTTGCGTCCCATGTGGTAGTATCGGTAAAGTTCTGTTTCTGGTTGATACGGTTACTTAGTGCTGTGGTGTCGATTACAAGTGCATTCACATACGCTTTAGTGGCATCCCACGTAGATGTATCGGCATACCCTTGTTTAGTGTTTATGCGGTTGCTTAACGCAATGGTATCGGTATAATTCATCTTACCCGATATGGCTGTGTTAGTCCAGCTTCGTGTCGCATCCCACACACTTGTATCACTATACGACTGCTTCAACCCCGCCACACTATCACTCACCTTATACCCCCTCGCAACGGTCAATACTGCATTACTATCCACCCTCACTGTTCCCGTTGTTGTTATCGGGCCGCCTAACATACCGAACCCTGTCGACACGTTGGTAACTGTGCCTGAACCGCCGCCGCCTGCGCCTATCTGAACACGGGTTGTTCCGTTGTGGTAGTACAGGAAGTGGTTAACCGTGTCAAGCCATATAAAGCCCGTAGTGTCGTATGTCGCCCACGGCTGAAACCCTTTAGGCGCAATCATTGCACGTGTGGACTTAGTGCCACCGTTAAAGACGCTCAATGTGTTGTAGTTGCCCGATGGAGCAAGACTTTGCCCCATTACAGTTGAACTAAGCAACAATAGTAATATGATTAATCTGTACTTAATGACCATGATTCTGCTAATAATGCGTTTCTTGAAGTTAATGATGCTGCTGTCGGTGGCGCAAGCGGATTCGGAGCCTGCGCAATGTCTATTGTGCCGCTCGCTAACGTACCATTCCATACGTTTGTAACGAAGTTGTTGAAGAATGCGTCAACTGATGTGGAGTTAAACCCATCTATACCTAACACAACCATATCTAAATTCGGCATTAGAACCGTAGCCCACGGAGCGGCTGCATAGTTCGTACAACTGCGTATCTGTATTGTAGTTATCCAGTTTGCGCATGCTGTAAAGTCAACGTTACTGCCTAATAACCCATACTGTGTACAATTCGACACAACAAACGATGTCATGAATGCAGGCATATCGCCCGAATGGTCGTAAACAAACACATCTACAACTGGATACAGTGCGCCCGCTTCGTTCCAATTCAATGATACTACTAAATTATTATGGAAGAACCTCACATCATAAGACGGTGCAACCGTTGAAGCGAATGAATGTGTTACAATGCTTGCAGACGAAACGTTTCCGTAATAGTCAACATCGGTTCCATCGTTCCAGTCAACGACTATTTGAGCGGCTGTACCGCCATATCTAAATCCGTTACTACCACCCGTAGCCGACCCGCTATAAAATGCCGTGAAATAGTTGTATAAGTCAACAAACGCACCGAATATAGACGGAGTACCAACGGTTGAAGCAAAGTAGATACTACCGCCCGATTGATAAAACGTACCCTCTGTTGTGAGTGTATTCCAGTAGGCAACTAATGCCGTCTGCGCTGTTGAGTCGTCCACAACTGCTGCGGGTATCGAAACCACACTGAACCCTGTATCTAACGACCACGGAATCAACGCATATGGGTAGCTTACGGGGTCAAGTATAAGCAAATCAGGCGTAGGTGTTTCGGTTCTGAATACCCACTGATTACTGTATCGTTCACGTATCGGAATAGTAGCCCAACGGGTATTAGCAGTATTCGGTGCTGTTGTTTTCCATAAACGGGTAACACTGCCGCTTTCCTGTGTATTCAGCGCAAATGCTTTACCGTCTATTTGGAAGTAATCAGCCTCAAATAGCTTACTCACTTTCTCGTGAATGTAAGCAGGAACACCCGTAGAAATCCCGCCTAATGCGTATATCCATGTCCGCCACGATTGCGCTAACTGTTGTAGCCGTAAATAGTCCTGTTGCAGGTAGCCCACGTTCACCGATTCAGGTTCATAGCCTATCGGGAAACCTTCTACACGCTGTTGAAATGTAACGCCTGTTAGCCCAGCCCAACCGCCTGCGATTACGCCCTCTGACTTACGATTTACGTAGTATGTGGATTCTATTAATGTAGTGTTGGGAAAGTAGTCGTAAACGTAAATAGGCTCACTTATATAGTCCCTGTATTCTGTTTCGGCTTCATCGCCATAGATGCGAACGGTTATATAGTGTATGCCCGTTGTGAACCCGAGCATACTAAACGAAAACCGCCATAGGAATGAATCAAGCGGCGTAACTGTGCCATCAGGTGCGGTGTCTTCGTTACCTGTGATACGTTGTGCGCCAAACAGGTAAGTAGATAGCAATGGAACCGATACTGAACCGTTAGTAACTACTACACTCGGAACTTTCGGACTACTCCCCACCCTGTTAGTCTGCAACATGATACTACACATATCCGTTTGCGCCCGTTTCTGACTGTACGGACGGGGCATCTGCCACGGCATATCGGACTGATTATTCGGGGCTTGGTCGAACTGCTTAAATCCGCTAATGTCGCTGTATGGGGTGGTGTGTCCGTCAATCAGAGTGAACCTGAAATCACCAACTAAAGGGAATAAACCGACTATTAACGATGGCATATCGACAAAATTACTACATTTGTATTATGAAATGGATAATTGTAGTGGCTTTTTTTGCGCTTACAGGGTGCAGTAAGCCGAAAGCATGGGAGTGCTACACGTCTAAGGGTATGTACAAGGTGCATAACGCCACGCCTGCTGAAATTAGCAAGATGGAGCGTGAAAATGCCGAGGTAAAAATGCATTGCCATTAATTAACGATTAGTTCTGCATCCGTAGTTGTGCCAATGGCGATTAGTTCCATGTCCGTAGCAGCATTGTTACCTGCTGATTGCTCCACCTTGTATAAGAACCCTTTGCGCTCGATCCCGTCACGCCCTGTGAACTTCACATACCCATAAGGGCTGCTATTTATCAGCGAATACATATTGACTGGGTATTGCGTCTTGAACCCGTAAATGTACGGTCTGAATAGCTTACTATCTAAAGTATTCAGGTCAATATCTGCCACCTCATTTATTAGCCTTGCAGCGTTTAAATATGTGCTTATGCCGGGCAATGAAGTCATAGGCGCACTCGCATCATTATACGACTGCTGATACTGTTTTTGGTAGGTTATCTTACCCGTAGCGTCCTGACCATCACACAATGACCGCAACCACGCACCATAACGAATAATGTTGTGAGCAGGTGTAATGCCTAAGTTATATGCCGTGTCGGGGTAACGCATGCCGTTTATGTACGGGAATGTAACCGATGATGTACTTTGCGCTGTGCTGTATTTCTTCAAGTGTACTGCTGTAACTATTTCGCTACCGCCTTCGGGATTTAGTATTACTTGCCCCGATGTAACGGACGGGTCTATTTGCAACAACACAACGTTATTCGTACTCGACGCTGACTGCTGACTGTTGTTTGCCTGCTGTCGCATCTTTTCTATTTGGTTTATTTCGGCTATGTAGCTAACTGACAGGTCTAATGTTTTCGGCATTGTGTCCAATGGTAACGAATACTCTTGCCCGAAATTGTAGTTATCGCCCCCAAAATCGGCATTTGTTTGCATGTCACCGTATCCCGCTTTTATGTCGTTACCCATTATGTTTGTGTACGGCTTCACATAAAGACCTTCAATGTTACTACCTAAATCCATTATTTCGGTAGCGGCATTAAAATACCCTGCCATGTTTTCAATCTGCAATTCGGTGGCTGAATTGAGTCCCAAACCACACATACTAATGCGATTCCAAAGGTCAAAGAACCCTTGTAGAGATATAGTGAGATACGGAATGCCCCTAACGTCACGCAATACGTTTTCAGACGTGAAATACAGGTCTTTAGGTGTCAAGTCTAAGTTATCAGCAAGTGCGATATTATCCGTTAGCCATGAACTTGCAGCGGTGTAGTTGTTTGTTGGTACAGGGAAACCGTATGCGTCCGTTTCGGTACTGTCCAAAACTGACATTAGTTTCTCAAATACCTGCATCGGGGTAAATGCTACAATCGTTTGTGGTGGTAGTGCTGGTGCGTCAACGGGGGTAGATGTGCCGCTGTTAAAGTCGCTCCATATTTTCAGGGTCATACCCTGAATCTCATAAATGACAATTGTGCTACCTGTTGCTGTTCCTGATAGATTGTCGAAAATAGCCCCTAACATGTACGCTTTGCCTGCATTTAGTGTTAGGTTCGTGGTACTTGTTATAATCGTTGATGGCAATGTATATGGAGATGTAACGCCTAACGGGATAGTTATGAGTGTAGCAAATACATCATAAAGCCCGGGCGTTGTTTGATTTGGTTCGCCATTCTCGTTTAGTTCAAACAATACGAACCGCAACTCATATATTTCTGGCGGTGTAGATGTCCAAAGTATATTTGCATTTGCAAAGTCAACCGTTAGTGTGAAATTAAACGACAAGCCGCCTATTAATGGTCGTATCGGCGTATTCCCTGATGTAGTTATAATGCCATCATCAATAAAATTCACCTGATTAAACATCTGCAATTGTGCGCCTGACTTAATGTACTGGTTCAATATGTCATTGCCTACAAATGTAGTTGCGCCATTGTTCTGTACTTGCAGGTTTTCAGCAAGTCCAAATAAAGTATGCACTCCCTGCAATGCCCCGTGTTGTCCGTTCTGCCAACCACCCATGTAATATATAGCAGGGTATGTAGGCGTTTGTGTACCTGTAAAATTGTTTTCCCAATACAGTTTTATCCCATCATGATAAACCGCCTGTGCATCAGTATTCCAGTTTGCACCGTCATAAGTCCAAAAAGGTATATTAAACTTTACGCCTCGTTTCGATTCAAAGTACTTTAGCAGCCCGTTATCTAATGTACCTATTGACAACTGCTGTAATTGCCCGTCATCTTTGTACTTGGTAAAGTCTATTTCAGACGGATATAACACATCGTAGGTGAATGTCGTTTCGTTCCATTGGTAAATGGTCATAAGGCAATAAGCATTAACGCCACCGCCCCCGAACATAAGCGATTGCAATATCGCCCGTGCGTCCATTGCAAACACATACGTATCAGACATAGACCGAAAAACGCCACCGTAATCCATGTTGCGTTGCCATGTAATCATAGTCCCATCTGACCAATTCTTAGGTAGATGTTGCAGGTAGGTAAGTGTCGGAGTAGTTGCTACCGTCCACGCCCCTGTAGTGCCTTGTGTGGCGTAGTAATAGTTCCCCGCTGCGTTCCGAAATGATATGCGTATTTTCTCCATTACCTGCCTAATCTTTGTAGTTTAATAACCGCCTCTGAAAGGTCTTGTTTCTGTTGTTTCGGTTGTGCCGACATTATCACATGGCTAAGATTTTCGCCGTGTTGCCATAGATGTTCTGCGAACTTGTCCCCCAAATACTCAAACAACTTCCTTTCACTTTCTTTCTGTAACCCGCCTATCTTGTAACCACCAACCACGTCTACAAACTTACTCATTGGCGTTACGGTTGTTCCCTTTGGCTCATTGTATAGAGTTGTACTTGATGCTGACCAGTAACCCGCTTTATTCGGAGCCTTGATGTATTCAGGTTCGCCCCCGTCACCCGCAAAGAACAAACCACCTTTGTGGCTGTCTGTACCTTTTGCGTATGCGGGGATAGGTGCGTTCGCTGCTGCTGCAAGTTGCACAGCCCCCGCTGATGTAATCAATGCTATAATCGGTAGTGCTGCTGGCCCGTACTTCAACGCCCCCGCAATTGCAACTGCTGTACTTTGAATAATAGAGGCGATTGCAGCCGTTTTCTCTGCTGCTGCCATACGTTTAGCTACCTCACGTTTTTTACCGTCTATTTCTGCGTCCTGTGCCTGTTTTTGCGCCTGTAACTGTGCTATCTTATTGGCTTTCTCTGTTTCGTCTTTAGTAGTAGCGTTTATGTAATCGTATTGCAACTGATAGTTTGCGTCTATTGCTTCTTTCTGACGGTCTAACATACCCATTTCGGCTTCGTACTGCCTGCGTTTTGCGTCTATTATTGCATCCGCCGCCTGATTAGCCAACGCAATTGACCTGTCGTAAAACTCCTGCATTTCGGCCTCGCCTGTCATGCCCATAGCCTGTGCAAGTCCATCCGTTAACCTGCCTGACTTACGCATCGGTTGCCCCTCTGACATTTGCGATTTGGCTTTTAACGCATTGTTGAGTTTGCGCTGAATGTCGAGACGCTTTTCGGCTGTTATCTGGTCATTGGCGAGTATCTTTTCGTACAATGCAATATCATCATCGAGCAACATTACGCCCTCCGTTTTGCGTAGTTGCTTCATCTTGTCATTGTACTGACGCTGTGTTATTTCCTTTGCCGCTAATTGACGTTTCAGCAATTCAGCATCTTGCAGGAATAGCCCGATTTGCAGTTCCTTTAGTTTCTCATTCCTGAATTCCTCTGACTTTATCCATTGTTCATTTGCCCCGTAAATAATCGCTAACTGGTCTTTCTTCGCTTTTTCGGTTGTGGCGAGTGTGTCAGCTTTTGCTTTGTTACGGATAGTGTCTATACGTGTAATTACTGCCTGCTCTTGGTCGATAAGGTTCTTTAACTCCTGACCGCTTTTGCCTTTCTTTTCGTCTTGTATTTCTTTGTACTTTAACGCCTCATTGTTTATCTCCTTGTTTTTCTGCTGCTGCATAATCGCCAACACAGCCGCATTATACACATTGTACGCCTGCAAACGCTCTTCAAGTGAACGTTTCTCATCATCCGCAATCAGTTTGTTCTTATCCTTAGTTATGGTAAGTTCCTGAATTGATGCATCGTAGGCGGATTGGATTGCTTCGTTAGTTGGGGAAACTCTTTCTTTGGTTTTATCCTTACCCATTTTGCCTTTAGTGGTATCAAACGCCAACTTACCAGCACCAGCTGCAAACTTATCAGCCAACTTTTGCAGTTCTTCTATTTCTTTCTTTGCTGCATCTATCTGACCCACAAAAATAGCTGTACGTGCATTATACGACTTGAAACTTGCCGCACCAAATTGCGCCTGAGGGTCTTTCTTTAATGCCTTTTGTTGCCACTCTAATGCCTCACGCTGTATCTTTGCTATCTCACGTTCTGCATCAATTATTTTAGTGTATGCTGCCGCTATCTTTTCAGTAGCCGCCATCATTAACGCACGTTGCATCAATGATTCATTTAGCTTAGTTACTTCTTTTGTCAAATCACCTGTAAGGAACTTTTCCTTTTCAATGTTCCCTAAATAATCTGGGTAATCCTCCTGCAACGACTTAATAGCCGCTAACCTAACATCCATAGCAGCCTTTGTATTCTTTGCCAATGCAAGTAGTGAGGCTATACGTGCTTGTTCTGATACTGCTGATTTTTGGTGCGTTTCGTCTATTTTCTCTAATGTGTCGTTGTACTTTTTAGCTATCTTTTCAGCCTCGCTCATTGCAGACTTAGAACTACCCATACGAGCGGTATAAATGGTAATTGCCGCAATGCCTAATGTGAGCAACCCATTAAAACTGAATATAGAACTTGCAAGTGTTTTCCATATGGGTATTGCCTTGCCGCCCGATGCCGTCAATTCAAGGTTTGCCGCCTTTAGCCTGCTTATTTCATCAACAAGTATCGGTATGTTATTGGACATGGCAAGAAACCCCGTTGCCATGCTATATGCAAACGACGGCGTTTCCCTCAATATCTGCTGCATCGCAAACGCAGCCTGATTGTATTGCCCTACTTGGCGTTGTGCCTGACCTACTGCCTTTTCTACTTTCAGCAATCGGTCATACATGACCATAGCAGACGCTGCCGCCTGCTTAAACTGCTCATTGTTTGTGCCTAATGTAACACCTAACTGTTTTGCATAATTCGCTTGGTCTATGTAGGCTTTTTTTAGTATCTCATAGTCGTTTGTTAGCTTGCCTATCGCCTGCGCCTCACGCTTTGCCGCTTTCTCCGCCTCGGCTGCTGATTTAGCTATTGCCGCAGCTCTTTTCTCTTCCTGCTGCACAAACTTATTCACAGCGGCAATTTCTTTAGCCTGCGCCCTATCAATCTCATCGGCAAAATCACGCTGCGCCTTTTCCATCTTCTTTGTTGCAGCCGTTACTTTGTCCTGCAACTCGGTCAATGTGGCGAAGTCCTTTACCCCCTTGAAGTCAATAGTGATACCCTTTGCGACCTTAGCGAATTTCTCCAACTCGTTAGTCGCATTTTGTAACCCCGTCTGTAAGTCGGATAATTGCCGCTCGGCCTCACTACTAAGTATCTCGCTAACGTTATCTTGAGCCATTTCGTTTTATGTTTTCGTATTCCCGCTCCATGCGTTTCAGGCACAAAGCAAATATTTCAACCGTTACATCTGTGCCATAACTTGCACCCTCACTTTTGTTGATGTCTAGTAGCAAATTTACATAATCTTCACGGGTACTTTTGCGACCACCCGATACTTTTTGCATCTGCTCATATTCATGCTCCAATTCCTCGTAACGCAATAAATTACGTTTCTCAATCGAACGCACATAACCGATTTCGGTTTTATAACTTTCAGGGGTAAACTTGAATTTCGGGAAGTCTTGCCGCAATAAGTCACAAACGCCTTTAACGTACCGTTTTTCGAGGGCAAATAAGCAATAGTCTATGTATATCGCCCGCCACGAGATAGCCGCCATTTCAGCCGCTATTGTAATGTAGCGTATGTATTTCTCATCGCCACGGGCATTATAGTACTGCCCTTGCAATTTTATCCACGCTAATTGCAGTTGTTGCTGTGTTCCTTGACCTAATACCGATAGGTCGTTATCTACTGCACACGCAATGAATTGCTCTAATTTCAGGTCTTTAATCGACTGTATAATATTCGAGGTCGGTTCGGTGGGAAAAGTCGCTGTGTCCGACTGGTCGCCACATCCATCCTGTGTTCTTAGCTTTGCAGATAACGAAAGCAGATAGCCCTTGAGCCTTTGCTTCCAGTTTGATTTTGGCAATGTAGTTTTGTTTGTTTGCGTCATTATGTTGGCATTGTGTACAACTCATTTCAATCCTGTATACTCTTTAAACAATTTCACAAAATCGGGTCGCACAATAAACCACGTATCACGCTTCCCCTCTGCTGTCAATCCGTATATGGTAGGTCGCTTTGCCGCTACATATGGGCTGTAATCCACTACGCTGTTTATTTCGTACTTGTCGCCTTGTATGGTCAACTGCATTTCACGTTGTAGCTTACCCGTCCTGTATATGTCCACAAACCCCCGTGACGGCTTTCTACGTGCGTAGGCTGTCGAATAAGGCGGTAATGCCTTGCCGTCATTGCCTATACCCTTATCGTACAACTGTGAGCGGTTTATGTCTAATATCGGTTGTTCGTTCTGCTCCATTGCATCGGCTGTTGCCGCAATCGGATTAAACGACTTTACCCGCCTTAACATTTCACCTATTGTCGCCATACGGTATAAATTAAGGGGCAGGCGTATAGACACCCGCCCCTACTTTGACACTACAAACAAAACCTACTCTTTAACCTCTGTTTCCGATTCGGACTTCTTCGGCTTAGCTGCTGCTTTCGGCTTTTCAGGCACACACGCCTTATATACCAATGCAAGTACATCCGCCTTATTAGCCTTTCTGGGGTACACATCAGCATCAGCCATGTAGTGCGCTGTAAATTCAGCCTCACTCGCAAACGATGCCACATGCCACACACTCCAGTCCATTGATTCAACTTTAACTGATGCCATAGTTGCTTAGTTTTATGGGTGAGTGTATGTGTACTGTGTGCCCTCTGTTACTGCATTGATGAAGTACGGTGTCGCTGTCAACACACTTGGTGCTGCAAGGTCAACCGTTACAACGTCTGCACTTGACAATGAAGATACGGTGAACACCATCTGGTCATTAGCCGAGTCATAAGACACGCCTGACGGAGTTAGCGATGACCCGTTCTTAGTCAATACCCATGCTGCGAGTACGTCCAGTTCATTGTGATACTTAGCAAGCAATGAAGACTTAGCTCCTACGCCATCGGTGTAGCACTGTACTTTTATTGCCGTTGATGTGTTCGCTGTACCTTGTACTACTACGCAATCGTAAAGCAATGTTGACCAGTCCTGTGGAGTAAGACCCGCCTGCACCATGCGTGCGTTTTCGTTCAGGTCGTCATTGTTCAGGATTGTCATGTTCACAAGGAACTTAACGAGCGTGTCAACAGTTGCCTGCTTCTGGTCGTTGAAGTAGAATGTGTACAATGAGATAGCACCCAAACCTGTTGACGTATTACGTCCGATGAGGTTACCCGCATCATCGATGAAGAACACATCGTAGTAGTCGGCAATAGACAGACCCTTAGACTTCCACTTCACGAACTGCGCAAACTGCAATGTCATGTCGTATGTCCAGTTGTACGGCGGGAACTGCGTAGGAGCCATGTAACCGTCTTTGTTTTCGGTTTTCACGTCTTCAGTCCTGTCGTTAAACTGCGACAATACGCCACTAAGCAGCCAACGCTGTGCGGGGGTGTCGTTAATAAGTCCTGCGTAGATGTAATCCGCTACCTCTGTATTGCTGTCGAGTTCAGCCGTAGGGATAACCATACCCTTTGGAGCAAGGATAAAGTACTTGTAAATAGTCGGGTTAAAGTGGCAGAAGAACTTACCCACATTTCCCGTGATGCCGCAATTGGCAAGGTCGATAACTGTTGTTGACATTTTTTGTTATTTTTTAATTGTTTTCGTTGTAATAAATTAGTCCTAAATCGCCATCGTTAAAACTGTCGTAGCTAAACGTCTGTGTAGCGGGATTGTACGGCATACCGTCCATGTTGTTGTTGTTGAGTATCACATTCGGGAACACGTAACGACCGCTCAAATGCGGGATTGTTAGCGTTGTTCCTATCGGATACTCTAACGGTATCTGTACACCGTTTACAAGCGTTTGCATTACAGTCGGGTCGGGGTTCGCTTTAATCTGCACCCTAATAGCACCTGTCATTGTATTGAAGTTTTGCGGCATTACAGACGGTTGACAATCACCGTAATCATCTAGCGCAATCGATACCTCGCCGTCAATTCGGAAGCATAGTTTTGGCTGATGGTTCTGGTTAATTATACTTTCGTCTTTTGCCTTGCCTGTGTACTTGGATAACACATTGTCTATGTCACGCTGCACCTGCTTAGTTATGAATCCGAACGGCTCACATTGTAACAGGTTCAGCACATCACGTATAACAGCCTCATCCATTCGCTGCTGACCCGCTACGGGGCGAACCTTAGTAACGTTACAGAACACGTAAAGCGATAGTTTGTACGTAGCACGCTCACCGTCTATGTCCATCGGGTCGTTAAGTCCGAACCATAACATCGCCTGTATCTTGTCATTGTAGAACAGGTCAACTGTATAGTTCTTTAACCCTGTGTACCAAAACGGACTGAATCCGTCTGCTGTGCTGTTACGATACACCCTGCCATACACCTGCAACATATCGCCCGTCATTCCCGATGTACCCCATTGAACGTATAGACGCTCATATAGGTATCGCTGAATCTTGGCTACTACGTAGTCGATGCCTGTCGGATATGGTACTATGTGGATGCTCATATCTGTTGCCCCCAGCGTGGATAAAATGTGTCTGCAATGTTTGTAGGTGGTATCGCCTGTGTCGGACGTTCTTCAGGAATAAACGTGTGCATTACCCGTGCTACTTCACGCTGTATCCTGTCTTTCAGACCTTGACGATAAGGTACGCCCTCGCCGCCTTTAAGACCTTCAATTTCATTATACAACACTTCGTAATTCTCACGGCTCATACGCTGTTCTCCGTTTACTCGTAGGCTGTTCATCTGCAATTCGATGCACTTTTGCGCCATTATCATGTCCTGTAACCTATCAAAGGCATGTGCATTTCTGATAACGGTGTTGGTGTAATCTCGACTTGTAGATATTTCAAGGTTCAATCCGTATGTGCGATAGTTGCTGAAATACTGGTCACGTACAAACGTGAGGTTTTCATAGTCGCTTACGGCTTCAAATCCCTGATAGCCTATCATAAAGAACGTTTCCCACCAGTTGAGGTACACATCTACCGCCTTAGCCCCCTGCGCTTCTATTTCGTCCTGAAAATACCCGAAGAATATAACCCCGCCTTTATAGTCGTTATTCAGACGTGACAAAATCAAGTCATCAACTACGAATGGTTCTTGGTTATAGCCCATTGATACGGTATATTCCTGCTCCCATATCGGGTCGGCTTTCAGGTCGTTAAACGCATACAGCGTAACCGTACATGCCTTGTTCATTGTCAGCATTACGGACTCGATACGAGGTGCAAAATCGCCTGATGGTAGCTTTAGTTGCCACCCGCAAAACTTACCAGCATTATCGATGTCCCTGTACTGTGTCCTGAACTGCTTTTCAAACAGAATCTTTGACGACTCAACGGGGTTATTAGCCCTGAACACGGATAACATGGACTCATACGCCACCTGCTGCTTTAATGCGAGTAGAAAGGCATTGTAATTGTCGTCTGTTATGGTGTTGTCCTCTTGAGCGTTGAAGATGTTGATAGGCGAACATGCAGAATGAACATAGTTGTAGTACATTCCTGAGGTACACTCCTTTACATCATCAGATAAAACGGGCTCGAAATCGGAGTTAGTGGGCTGTTGCCACCCCTTACGTGCCGTCATAATCGGTAGTAATCGCTCTAAATCGAGCCCGTTTGTATATCTGATAGGCATTGCTATTAGTTTATTAGACCTATGAACTTAGCTGCGAGGTAGTAAGAACCTGTGAACGTACTTGTTTGTGTTCCGCTTGTAATTGCACGTACACGCAATAGTTTGAACTGGCAGTCAGGAACTTGAAACACATACGTTGTGTTCTTTACTGTACCTGTGTCAACCAAACCTACTGCATTAGTAGTGTAGTTTTCAAGCGTAGTCCACGTACCGTTAACGGGCGTAGTAGCGTCATTGCTACCCTGCACAATCATAGTGCATGTGGTAGTACCTGTAAGCTGCGTAACAACGTACTGAAGCGATACGGTAGACCATTGGTTATGGTCTGTACGTCCGTTCCACAAATACGATGTATCAGCACCGCTTAGGGTGTCAGACGAAACTACTGTACCGCTCGGTCGTGCGTTCTTGAACGTACCGAGGCGTGAACTTTGCGCAAATGAGCCTATTGAGGCTGCAACGAGTAATACTGCTATGATTATCTTTTTCATCTCTATATCAGTTTTTACATTTGAGCAAATTCGTAAACAACAGATTCGTTAGCAGTTGACAACGGAGTGAGGGCATTTGCAATATCGACTGATACCTCAAATTCCATTTCGTTATCCTGTGCAACACCGTTCTCACTTGATGTATCAGCACGAAGGGCATAACCATGAATAGCGAATACAAGACCGCCCGTATAGATACCGCCGGGGTTAGTAATCGGGTCAACAATCGAACCGTAACCGCCTGTAAAGCTATTGTAGTCACCATATCCCTCACGATTCTGCTTAGGAATCCACGGGATCATTGAGTACGTACCGGGCTGCATAACCAGAGCCACACCGTTAGGGTAGTTGCTATCAGCAAGGTCGATTGACGGGTTAATGTTCATGCCCGTGAACTGGAACATAGTGTTTTGCGCATTGCCTGCACCCTGTGAGTTCCAGAAAGACGCATTTACCTCAGTTTGGCTATCATAGATAGCGTTAAACTGGTTCATGTTGTACTTGTTTGAACGCATTACAGCCTTAATCAACTGCGTGAACTGCTTTGTGTCGTCTGCTGCAATCTCATGTACGAAATTCGTAGCGTTCCATGTTACACGGCTACCAACAGGAGTAGTAGTGTTTACCACTTGGTTTTTGTTGGTAAGCAGGTAAGCGATAGAATCAGTTTCAATCTGTGCGTGAATGTTCAGGATACAGTTTTTAAGACCCTGTGCCATCGCCTGATTAAAGCTGAATATGTTGGTATCCATCTGCTTCAGCGAGATAGAAAACGTATCGGAGTACGTAGTCCATGAGAACGCCAACTGCTGTGAATCACCACGTGCGCCCGTGTGGGTAGCTGTACGCTGTGAGCCGGGGGTACGCACCTGACGCACCATTGAATAACCATAAACTGCTCGGTCTTCTCTGAGACGTAGTTCTTCTACGTTCTTGACCATTACGCTTTTGTTTTGCAGACCTATCTGCAATGTAGGGAGTATCTTCTCCCTCATTTCCGCCTCAGTGAACGACTCGATAAGAGTTGTTTGCGCCGCCACGAGGTTTGACGGTGAAAAATTTGCCATTGTTTTAAAGAATGAATAAAATAACTGCCTCGTGTCTGGGCAAATAACTTTGAGCAGCGTCTTGCTCGGGTAGGACTTGGAACCGCACTATCTTGGGTTCCGATGTAAAATTATGACACTAATTTGAATAAACAAAAAAAAGTTCCCGTAGAAACAGGAACTATGAAACGTACTGTGATATGAAAGAGGTAATTAATCCATCTGATGTACGACCATGCGCATGTAGTCTGGGTGTATTGTGTCCATTGTTTCGGGGTGTTCCCGTTGGCGTTGTAGTTCGGATTCCATAAGGTTCATTGATTCTTTGAATCTAACATCCTCGTGCATACTTAGCTGCCCGTTTACAGATGCTTTAACGAAGTTTACATCCCTATCCTCACTCTCCCTCACCTCATCTATTAAACTATCCGTTTTGCCCGTCATGGCTGTGTGTATTGTGCTCATATTGTTTGTGGTTTAAAATACGGTTCTGCTGTTATTACTGATGGTGGCGCAAGCGTTATTTCAGGTACGGGTAGTTTGCGCAATTTACGCAAATCCTTTTTGTCAAACAAGAGTGTTACGGTATCATCATTAATTCGGGTGATACACCGTATTTTGTATTGCTGCATGTTGTAATGGTGCGCCATAGCTGTGCCGTTGCCTATGTTGTCTATTTTATACACATTCGCTTTAACCAAATCATACCACTTCACTAACTGTTTATGTTCGGCTAAATACTTTCGTTCTCGTTGTTTCATATCTTCTCCGCTTTAACTTCAAACTCATTATCTCCCACCCGTTCGATACTATACTGGTAAACATACCCACCATGCACAAACGTGTGAGATTCAAACTGCATCGTAATGTTACCCTGCATCATGATTCTACATGCCCGCTCAAGGCTGTACTTAAACGTGTCGGGTGCGCTGTCGGACGGGTGTGTGAATGTGGTGGTCATTGTCATGCAATATACTACTTTATCCGAAATAAAAAAATGACAATGGCGAGGTTGCCGCCCCACCATCATCGGATAAATTCCATAAAAACCTTGCAGTGCAAATATACACAATACCCCGCAAATAAAAAAGCCCCCTGTAAAAACAGGGAGCCCCCCAATGTTTAACACTCAAAACCACTCATGCAAATATACGGCATTTCTGAATAATCTATCATTAACTGTTCCATGCTGCGAAAATAAAAAAAGCCACTTGAATTAACAAGTGGCTTTTGCCGTTTAGCACATTTTGCCTTTTTTCTTTCCTTTTGCCATGATTGTGTAGTTTTAGTTAATCCATTTCTACTGCCTGCCCCGCCTCTTTCATCTCTTTCATCTTAGCCGCAAAGTGACTCGCATAGTCTTGACCCATGATGCTTTTGTCTGGGTTCGACTCCTTCCATGCCTTTTCAATCTCACTACGCTTTGTCACTATCTTGCTACCTGTTGGCGGCTTATTATCGCCACCCCTTCCACGTGGTGCAGGCGGTTCCGACTGGGTTGGTACTGACAGTTTCTTTTCAACCTCAAAAAACGATTTATACACCGTTGCCGCATCTAAATCATCCTGAGTACGCTCATCACGCACTCGCTGACCGTTACGATATGGCACTAACTTGCCGTCCTCTTTCTTCAATTCCAACCCGTTTGCAGCCGCTAATGCTTTCAGTTCTTTCTTACTAAGCCCTGCATATTCTTGAGGAATAGCGTTAAGTGCCTCGGTCTCGATCTCAATCATCTCTGCACGTTGTTCTGCTGCCAATGCCCTTTGTTCTGCCGCTGTCAGGTTATCTTGCAGTTTCTTCAACCTGCCATCATCGCCCGTTTTCGCTTCCAAATGGCTGACAAGGTCTTCAAGTCCTTTGCCTTTAAAGTCAAGCCCCTTAGCCTGCTTTACCTCTTTTACGGCTATCTCTACGCCTGTCGTCTTGCCCTCTTCGTACTTTTCCTTTTCGAGCTTCTTTTTACCCTCAGGCGTTAGTACAACAACTTCAGGTATCTCAATACTCACTTCCTCTTCTGCGTCCACTTGTTCGCTAAGGTCTACGCCTAACTTCTTTCCTAACTTAATAATGTCTTGTTTGCTTATCATGTCTGTTTGGTTTTATTCGTAAATAAATGTGTCTTTCCATCCGCCGTTAACTTCCACATCATCACCGTACTCACGCTTAATCGCAGCAGGTACACGCTCACCGACAGGGAACATATAGTACTTTGTGTTGTGCCATTGGATATTCATTCTTTCGGCTACGATCGGGTCAACTGCTATGTTTGTTGACGCAATGCCGGGCTTCTTTAATATCTCAACGATACGCCCGATGTGGTGGCTGAATCGCTTACCCTCGCCTCTTTTTTCGGTCATTACTGGCGTTACTTCCAATGTGTACTTGTTGTACTTCTTGTACGTCTTTTCGGTTGGTGTCTCAACGAAATTCGTCTCAGGCACTTCTTTTCTTGGTCTTGCCATAGTTTATTGTTTTGTTTTAGTTAGTCTTTTTCTGTTTGTACGTCCTCAGTTTCCATTTCTGTTTCCTGCTCCACATCACTTTCTTCTTCTTGTTCATCCTCTTGCTGGTCTATCCTTTCATCTACCCACTCATCAAACATCGCCTTTAGCGCATCAAATTTATACATTATATACCAATTATCTGGCAATGTTTCCAACCATTCCCCGAAATACAATTTACGCTGATAGTCACGTGTGCTGATAAACGCCTGCTTTGCCTCATTAATCGACATAAACGGAGCGGGGTCTAACTTAAACTCCATTGTCAGTTTTAACCGCATCATCTCATCGCCGCTATACTCGCTATCTACCCATTGGAAGTACATATTTTTCAGGTACGAATAGGACATTTTATCCTTAATTGCCTTTTGCAGCTTATCAGCAATTGCGTCTGGTGTTTCAATCAGGAACCTGCGACCTAAGTTTATTTCAGCACCCCCGTATGTGTCGCCGTAATAAAACTCACCCATCATGTCTGTAATCCATGACTCCATCCACTCGGCTGCGTCTGAAAACTTAGCCAACCTGTCATTAACAGGCTGCACGTCTATAAACCTTCCTGTTGCCGTTTCGTGGCTGCTATCCTCAATCTGATGAGTTCCCCATGCACAATAGTGAGCGTTTTTGTACTGCTGGTCTATGGTCAGTTTCATTTCCTGCCATGAGTCAATAGGTGCGTCAACACTACCGCCCGGCACGGTCAACACGGGTTCATCCTTGCTACGTGGGAACGGTAGCAATATCATCTTGCTTACGTCTTTCTTACTATCCTTGCCCGTACCGTTACAACTCGGACACGTATCGCTTGTAACCTTAGTAGTTCCGTTGCATGTCGGACACGGTGTAGCGTATTGCCAGTTCAACGGGAACCCGTGGTGTAACTCAAACATTACCAATACAGACCGTGAACGTAGGTGCTGGTCTGCAATCGGGATAATGGCATCGTCTGGGCTTGCCATGCGTTCATGTATAGCGTCCCATTGGTTACCGATTGTTGCGGCTGGAACTTTGCCGAAGTAGTTTTCATAACTCTGTTCCTCAATTACCGTTGCTGAACCGCCATCCCATTTAATAAGACGGTCTGATTCATCGTCAATCACACGGTAATACCCGCCATTGGATATTAGTGTGTTGTTTACGTCACCAAATGTAGTAGCGTCTTTTTTATCAACGCTGAATATAAGCCAGTCAAAATGCCGTCCTTTCGGCTTTGGCATCTCATGTATCGTTTCGGCTGACTTATACGTAGGGTAACACTTGCCATCTTCTATCTCCATCAACACGATTCCCATCGGGTCATAGAACAAAGCAGGCATCCAAAACGTTTCAACCCACTTACGTAGTGAGTAGCCATGTCTAACGTCCTGTAATTTGCCTATAAACTGTTTCTTTTTCCCGTCAGGAAGTATGTAATTGACGCTTCCGCCTTTTGCGCTAAAGACTTTATCAACTGGGCGATGTAAACGAGCAAAGAAGTCTTCATTGGACGGTGAATATTGCTGCCTTAGTAACAATAGACGGTAACTTTCGTAGTAGTCGAATTGCTTAATCGCCCTATCGAGTCCCTTACCTGTCATGTGCATTGTTAACTTCCATGTGTAGTCCTTAACCTCTTGCACGTATTTTTTATTCGGTCTGTCCCGAAGTATTGAAGTGACTGAATATTCCCCCGTCAATGGTAGTATCATAATGCAAATATATTAATAATCTACTGCAATCGGAACAAAATTATTTCCTCTAACCTTGTATTGCCTGAACTCCCTGTCGAGGTACGAAGTTATAAAATACCTTTTTGCATCCGAGTAGTGCCCGTTTGGTTCGTAGGTTTTACCTGTTTCTTTGTCTTTTACCTTAGTCTTAAGCATTGTACCGTTCTTATCCTCTTGTACGCTTTGGTAGTCGTCAATACTCACCTTGCAATGCTCGCCTATCTCAATACTATACCCGTCTTTCCCGTACTGATAAATCTCGTTTATGTATGCCGCCGATAGCGCAACTTCTGGATGTGCCTTAGCCACACGCATGGAAACAGTGTACCCCTCATCCCGTAACTCTTGTGCAAACTTATCAAAGAACGAACTACTATTGTAGTCGATTGTCCCCCTGTTGTTTCCTGATGGGTCACCGTAAATATACACCACATCACGATAGTTGACACTCCGCAACCATGACGCTAACACGCGCGCTGAACGTGGCGCGTTATTGTCAGGTGCACGGCATGGCAACTCATGTATCTGCCTTAATCGGTAGTCAATCGGCTGCCAAATGGATAACGTAACATACGGTGCTGTGTTCTGGTCGCACGATACGTGTACCGTGTGGTTTTGTTCGTACTTGCACGACTTCACATGCTCAACTTCATTAAACTCTTTCCAAAACTCACCGCCTGTTCTAATCACACCACGTTCACCGTTCGCATAGATACGGTACTGGTTAGGCTTATGTATTCGGTCGAATTCGTAAGTTGCCAACGTATGCTCATCGTAGAACCCGCCTTTCCCAGATGGGTGTCCTACTACCCAAAAGTTATCACGGTACGTTGTTTTAATCCATAGCGTATCGCCTTTGGTGTTCTTTCGTACAAACGAGTATTCAGCATCTAAGTTACTGTACTGCTGTTGTGTGAATAGCGGCAAATCAACCCACGTATCTAAATCGATGTACGACTTATACTGCCACAACTCTGCCGAAACGGGATTCCAGTCGCAGATAAACTTTTGGTTCGGCTTGCCCCTTAGACGTTTCTTTAGCTGATCCCATTGCTTTTCCGAGAACTGGTTAAACTCATTCAGGTACACGACATTAATGTCCTCCATGCCCTTAATGTTCTCTTCATCATCTAATCCCCTGAAACGAACCGATGCTTTATCATCGTTGCTCTTTATGTGGTCTTGCTGGAAGTAGTAGTAATCGCCAAAGTCTAATCCACGTGAGGCGGTCTTAAACGACTTATAAACACTATCGAATATGTCAACGTGGAACCGCCTGAATACCATTGTGCTGTACTCAAATTGGTACATATCCATCAACAATGCCTGACACATGGTATGCGTCTTACCTGCTGATGAACCACCCTCAACAAGTATGTAGCGTATCGAAGGGTCACGTAACGCCTCCGATATGTGCCAGAAAAGTGGGTTAAATAGTTTCGGGTTATATATCCGATTCAAATCCGATACGTTTAACGGTTATGTCGGTTTTTTGTTTGTTGTCTTTCTCGAATACGCCTAAGTGCCTGCCAAGTTTTTCCAATGCTGCTATCTTGTCGTGAAACTTAATCTCACTCACAATGTCTCCATCGGCTTTTATTGTGGTCTTTACGGCCGATACAGACGCAACTTTTTCACGTTCCAAGTGCTTCAGTTCAAGTATTGAATTACCTCCGTTAACGAAGTCCTGAACGTTGTGAAACGCAACTTTAGCCAGTTCAGCAATAACCATGTCGGCTGTAATGTGTGTTCTTTCCTGCCTCTCTTGTTGCAATTCTTTAATACGTTCCTGAATGTTAGGAATGATTAGCATCTTTGAAGCAGTAACATTTGCTGTTTTTTCGCTATAACCTGCACGTATTGCCGCCTGTGTACCGTTTAGGTCTTTCATGTACTCCTGACAAAACGCTTCATATTTTGGATTGCTTAATTCCGCCATACCCCAAAGATACGGGTGTTGTTTGGTATTGCCAAAAATTATTCGATACAGTCCTGAATCACCTGCTCCCATTCGGTGAAGGTGCGAAGTAACATCGGTAACATCGTAGTAACATGGTGATGTTAAAACGGCTCATCCTCCTCAAAGTCGGGTAGCGAACGGTTTTGGAAGCCTGCACGGGGATTGTCTGGCATTGGCATAACTGGTTCATTGAACGGTCTGTACCTGCCACAAAACGTATCGTATGCAAATTCAGCGTAACCTATTTTGCCGTTAAAGAAAAAACGCACCTTTTGCATGTACACCGTCACTTTGTTTGTAGCTCTGTCACGGTACACGGTGAATCCATTATCTGTCTTGTTGAAGAAGTTAGCCGACCCTGAAATGTCGTACAATGTCGGAACTTCAAAGTCCTTTGTGACTGGGTTTTTCTTAATCTTGGTCGGGTGAGCAACAAGGAAAATGTGAATGTCGTAGTCCTTTGCAAAGTTGCAAATCTCGGTCAGACATAGCGATATGTATTCCGTTTCCGTCATGTGTGATGGTCGCTTATGTTCGATGTAGTTGTACGGGTCAATGACAAGCGACTTAATTCCGTAGGCTTTTACAAGCTGCCTTGCACGATTTAGGATTCCTTCAAGCGATACATCCTCATTTCGTATCTTAAACCAAAAGAAATGGTCATGTAGGAACTGCTTTGCGTGGTTGAACTCATCCACCGTCATGCGCCCGTTCTGTTTGTAGAACGGCTTACCCGTGTACACCGATGAAAGATTAACAGCGTGACGGGTCATAGGTTGATTCTCAAAGGAGCATATCCCGATTTGCCATGCGTGTTTTTCTGCCAATCGAATAAGTAACTGGTCAAGGAACGCAGACTTTCCACTATTCGGTACACCCGTTATCATAGTCAGTTGACCGCCTGAAAAGTTAAGCAGTTCGTCAAAGTCGGAATAACCAACCGTAACGCCCCGTTCAAATCCGTTTTCATATACGTTATCCAACTCATACATGAAATCAACGAGCCGATATATACCTTCAACTGGCATCGGTATGCAGTCGTTGATAAGTTCACCCACTTTAGCCGTTCCGTACTTCACCAAAACCTCATTCATGTCCTTGCATCCATCGGGATAACGCACCTCACGGCAACGGGAACGGTCGAGCCTACGGGATAATTCGTTTTTAAGGGCTATTCCTGCCTCGTCATTGTCCGTTGCTATGATTACCTCATCCGCTTCGTTAAATGCCCACCATGAGGCGTTTAGATAGTCTAAACGCTGGTTTCCTTTCGTTGCACCATTCGGTACAGAGCAAACAGCGGTAAATCCTGCCTCAAAAACGCTCATTGCATCAATTTCGCCCTCGGTTATGATAATCCGCTTTTGACCGATTATGCCATCTATGTTAAAAAGTATTAATTCGGCGTCTTTGGTTAACTTAAAGTTTTTGTGACCGTCACGGTATTTCACGTTCACCCATTGACCGTTTTTGATGTACGGGAATAGTATGCAGTTTGATTCACCGTTCACCTGTGGCATCCATTCCTTTTTTTCGGTTATCTGGAAATGCTTTAGCGTGATTTCGTTAATGCCCCTTGACTTAAAGTAGCTGATAGTCTTTTCGGTCAATGGCAATGTAACCTTTGGCGGTATGGTGTATGTCTTTTCAGGTTTCTCATACAGGCTGCCATTGTACCCGCAGTTGTGGCAATTCCAAACGCCCTTGTCGATGTTCACCGATAAGTCCTTACTATTCCTGTTTTCGGGCTTACGGTTGTGAGGTGTACATGACGGGCAAATAACCTTGACATTACCCGTTACACCGTTGGGTATCTTGATTCCGAGTTGTTCAAAGTTTTTCATCAGTAAACCATTTCAGTTTTTGTGGGTGGTGGTGTGTGGTCTTTCCAGCATTTGCCGTTGAGGTACGTTAGCGGATTCTTTCGGTATTGCGGGTCGGGTGTCGATTTGATGTAGTGGGGTAAGGTCGCCTTGATTTCCGCAATTTCATCTTCCGTTAGTTGCATAAACTTTTTATAACATTTGTCACGGTCAACTTTCTTGTCGTAAAAATCCCAAAAACGCAAAAAGCGTTCGCTATTATTTTCTTCTTTTCTTTCTTTATCTTCTTTATTATTATTGTTTGGGGGTAGTGTGCGTTTACCGTGCGTAACCCTGTGCGGTGTCGTGTGCGTTTCCTGTGCGTGGTCGTGTGCGGTGTCGTGTGCGTGTACCACTCCGTTATAACTATCATATTTACAGACAGTTATCCGTGTACTAACCGTGACGTTTTCTATGCGTATCATGTGGTCTTTCTCTAACAGTTTTAGGAAGTTGGCGACACTCTTTTTGGTGGTTTTCCAGTCAGATGCCCAACTGTCAAGGCTTTTGACGGATTGTCCACGACCGCAATCTATCAGCTTACCTTTTATTAAAACTTTTTGTTTTGCGTGGTTGACGGTTAGTAGAACGTCTATCCACCATTGAAACTTTTTAGGGTCTTGCCATATCCAGTTTGACTTTATTTGCCGATGTAATCGAATCCAAGACATATTAGAATAGTTTTTGAAAGTTTAGCCATGTAGGTTTTGCGTAATTCATAATCACGCTTCGTGAATTTATTGTATATAGTTCGGCATCGGTGTTCTTAAAAAACTCCTTCATTACTTGCAGTTTGTGGTCTGATACAGGCGATTTGTGTACCACCTCAATCATAACAGTTGCACGCCCTTGCTGAAATATTGTAATGTCTGGTTTGAATAGGATTTTGCCCTTATCAAACCCCTCTGCGTGGTGTTTTGAATAATCGTGTCTGTTAGGATAACTTTCTTCAGTTAGTCCGCCTGAACACTCAAAATACCATGTGCTCGATGTTTCGTAAAACGGTAATTCAGGGAATACACCTGCGCTTTTGCGCCACTTTAAACCACAAAAGAAACAATAAATCCCATCAAATTTATCTTGTTCTTCTTCTTTTAACCACATGGTCAAAAGGTCTTTAGCTAATTTGTGTTCGTAGCTTTCTTTTTCAATGTACATAAAATTAAAAATCCTGCTGGGTTTGACCGCTGGCACAGTCGCCCCCAAACAGGATAAAAATAAGTTTACATCAGTTGTGCCAGCAACTAATTATACACCGCTAAATTACTAAAAAAGTTTCATTCTACCAATTTTATCATACAACTCAAAAAACTGCATTGGTGTAGAAATAAACTCATAGATTTTGCCGAGCCGTTGCAGCTTTGCCTGTCTTTCTAACTGCTGCGCACTAGGCCTGTCCTTACCCACTTTTATCTCAATATCGAAACTCGTTCCATTAGGGTGTATGCAGGAAATATCAGCCGTTCCGACTTTAGTAGACGATGCAATCCACTTGCCTTGAACCTGTCGACCTTGAACGTTGATTCTGTTTCCGTCACCGCCTACCCAGTCAAGATAATTTGTGATGAAGTTGGTTAGTCCGTTTGCTGTTTGATAGTCAGGTATCTTTGGTGTCAAGTAATGCCCGTCCTTGAACGCAGCGGGGAACTTTGATTCAAACCATGTCTTATGGGCTGCGTTGTAGCGGTCTTTTACTTCCTGTGGTATCGGATACTTTGCGGGCTTCTTTCGCTTCTTCGGTTCAGGGTCGAAACTACCCATCATCTGCGATAGCCAAAATTCTTCTTTGTTCATATTGTATAGTTTAAAAATGATAGGGCAATAGGTTAACACGTATGTCTTAGAATGGGAGACCTAAGTCCTCTGAATTGGTTGCAGGCGGTACGGCATTAGCAGTCATCTTAACAGTTGCCACCGCTACACCTGCCGCCTCGACCCGCCATGCGTCAAGATTGGTTATGTACTTAGTGCTACCGTCTTTCTTATCCACGTAGGAATTGCCTTTGATGTTAAATGACACCTTTAGCGAATCGCCCACATTGAACCTGTCGATAATGTCGCACTTTGCCTGTGCCAGTTGCATTTTAGCGGGGTTAGTGTAAATGTTTCCGTTGATTTCTTCGGACAACTCAACTACGAACTCACGCTTTTTGAACTTCTCTGATACCTGTACTGTGTCGTACTTTTGGATTAATTTACCTGTTACTTCTAAACTCATTTTTGTTTTTGTTTTGTGCCGTTAGGCGGGTTATTGAATATCTATTGTTTTACCAAGTTCTGTAAGGTGGCATAGACCGTCATTGTCTATCGTGAATATGCCTTTGTTTAGGAGCGCACGAGCGGTAAGGGTTGGCACGTTTGATGCTGAATTGTCAAAGTCAAACCACCCATATTTTGCGCTGTATCTCATTTGGCGCACTCGCATTTTCTTTAGTAGTAATTTCTGATTTTCTGATAGTTTCATCTCGTTTAGTTTTTATTGTTGATTGTTTGTTTCTTTCTTTCTGGCCACACATGGTCATCAGGTATTGCGAGCATGTCGGGGGTGGGGGAATCGAGTAGTATGAGTTGTGTAACTCGAAAATAGTCAATAGTGTGATTATAGAGCGTTACTGTTGCATAATCACCGTTTACTTCTCGTATTGTTGCAATGTAATCATACCCTATTACTCTCACCATATCCCCCTTCTTAAATTTCGGTTGTGTGTTCATTGTTTATGTTTTTAGCGTGTTCTTTTAATACATCCGTTATCTCCGCAATATTAACAACGGGGGCGATAAAGTCCAAATGTAGTGCTAAATCGTGTAGCCTGTCTGAATTTAGGTCATCGCAAATCGTGTCCCATGTTTCTGCTTTGCCACGCACCATAAGGTCGTTACGCATCGCTTTCATTTGGTTGTGGCTGTTGTTAACGTGGGTTTTCATCCACGGTGGTGTTAGCGGATTCGTGCGTAGCCCTTCCTGACTATATCGCAGTACCTGTTGTAAGTATAGTACCCTGCGTAGGTCTGTCGTGAATTGTTCGAATTGTGTCATTGGTTATGATTTTGTATTGAAGTGATTTAACGAGTGTCGCCACATGCGGGTAAACGTCAACCATGTTGTTCATCATTTGGAACGTGTGTATTACCGTTGTATGGTCACGCCCGTAGTATCTGCCTATCTCGTGATAGATATGCCCGAATTTACGCATTAAGTACATGGCAACCTGCCGAGGGTATCTGATTTTGTTTCTACGGCTGTTCTGCGAAATGTAGTCAAAGTCGACACCGAAATGGTCGCACACAACATCGTTGATAACGTCAATACTCGGACGTTTTGCGGGGTTGTTTATCTGCGTTGCACGGATTATACGGTACACATCTTCGTAGTGAATTGCACCTGCTTCTAATTGCTCGCACACGGTACTCACCAGCGAACTATTACGGTACTGTTTCAACCGCAATGCCCCCGCTTCATGTGCTTTCTTTTCGCCCTCATCGGTCAACGGGAATATACCAGCCCTGAACACTTGCTTATCAACACGAACTACTGCGTGCCATTGGTGGTTGAGGTATTCTACGTATTTATAGCGTGATTTCATTCTGTAACGTTTTAATGTATTCCCTACAAAGTATTACCTGCTGCTCAATCTGTGCAATAACCGAATCGTCACGGTCAAACTCGAATCGTTTAAATCTGAGCGACAAGGGCAACCCGTCATAAGTCATCTTAGCCCGCACCTCATCGTACAACTCCATATCTACTTCGCTGTAACCTGCTTTGCGTGATATAAACAACGCCTCGCGGTCTATGATTTCTTCGGGTGCGTTTATCAGCACATAGTTCACGGCTGCCTTGTTTCTATTGTACAGCTTCATGTACACCTGCAACTGATAGAAGTAGTCCGATTCGGGTAGCGTAGTGGCAAACAAAGGAAAGGTAAAGCATGACCAGCTATTCTTGATATCCTCGACCGTTTCGGATAGCAACAAGTCGCACTCACCCTCAAAGTATTCGTTTTCCTCACGCCCTTCATGTTTCTGAATAAATCCGTACTGCATTGCTTCGGCTACAAGGTTAATACCGTCCGCTTCGCACATGATACCTTTCTCAACGTACTTGTTGCTCATTTGCTCGTAACGCCCGTATAGTTGCTCTTTTAGCCACTTTTCGCAGTACGTCTTAGCACCTTTAGACAATTCGGGTTTTGCGTCCCGTTTCGCCCGTAATGTGGCTAATTCTTCATCTTGCTTTGCTGTGCGTGATTCCTTCGCCTCTAATTCAGCAAGCCGTTTCAATTGTAGCGGGGTTGGGCGATTGACTTCGCCCATTATCTGCCCCGCTGCTGATGCTCTTATTTTGAAATATCGCATAGTAGTTTTTCGTTTTCGGCTGTGAGTGTGTAGTTTTTCTTGATTGCTTCGATTGTGGTGTTGCCTGCTTTGAGTGCTGTGATTGCCCCGTTCCATTTTGGGTGGTTTGGTGTGAACTGTTCGAGTTCTGGAGCTTTGTCCCGTACCCGTAGCGCATCTACTGTGTCACCGAACGCTTTGACCTTTGCAACATAAAGCGTCATGCGTTTACCTGACCAGTCTTCGATGTAAGGCGACTTGAATATCTTGGTCATGGTCTTTTGATTCGTAGCGTTCAGAATCATAGGCTTTTGACCGTGCAGGTAGCATACGGTGCATTCCTCTTTCTTTCCGTCTGCTCCGACTACTTGTTCACGTTTTACTTGTTGAATTACTACGGTCAGTTCCTTTCCGTTTGCGCTGCCGTCAAGGAGTTCGTATGCTCCGAGGTAGTCACTATGAGCAAGTTTCTTCCAATGGGTCTTTGTTGTCTGTTCCATACGTGTTCTGTTTTAGATTGTTTATATCGCTTTTATCGTTATCAAAAACCCCGCTTCCGATAGTTTCTTAATCATATCGGTTGGGATTGTGTCAGTTGTTAGTGTTGCGGTGATGGTGAGGGGAGTGGGAGCAAGATAGTCGCAATGGGTAAGAAGCGATTCGGGGGTTACGTGTGTCCAATTGTCCGAACACATAACGTTCCAACACAAATGTTTCTCATTCCATTTTTCTATTGTTCCAAAATTCAACTGCCCTGCGGCTTCAAACTTTACCTTATCTCCTACTTTAAATTGTGCCATTGGTTTGTGGTTTTATGATGTTAAGAATTGCGGTTAGTTGGTCGAGGGTGAGGTGGTTAATATTTGCGTCTTTTACCGCCTTAATGGCCCTTGCTTTTGCTGACCTGTATTTCATGTCTGATATAATTTCAGCAGTGGCAATTTTGCATGTCGTAGTGTCCCATTTAACTACACCTACCTTTCTTACATGGTTTTCGTATTCACGATAAAACTGCATTTTCCCGCAAAATGCACGCTTATCTGTTACACGGTCAATAGTTACTATTGATTCAGACCATTTGTTATCTATGTACACCTTATCTCCCACTTGTAGTTGTGCCATTGTTGTTGAGTTTATTTAGTTCACGATTAAGAAAGTTAACTGCGTTGTTTCTGCCAGTGTCGATTATTTCGATTATCTTCCGTATCTGCTTTTCGGTGAGCGCATCGGTCTTTCCGATAAAGAACATATTGAAAGCGTGTTTTGTCGGTCGGTTACTGGCGGGCATTTTAGCCCTGATTCGTTCAAGTTTAAATAGTTCCTTCATTGGTTTCATTTTGTTTTGTTTCGGCAAAGTACGGAAAGATAATCCGAATAACCAAATAATTTCCGTAAAAAATATTTTTCGGAATTTTGTTGGAATTATGAAAAGTATGTTTACCTTTGTGATGTCAAAGCGATGGTGCTGCGATTAATACACGTATGATATGAACACGTCTACCTACAAAAAAATAGTAACATCGAAAACATACAATGACGCCTCAATGTCATTAGGATTTCGCAGGTACACAAGCTTGCCTAAGCATGTAAGGTTGAACTTAGGAATTGCGTACTACATGGCAACAGGTAATGTAAACGACCACGCATACAATGTTCAATTTTTCGAAAACATGACAGAATCAGAATACAAAACATACGTTACTACTCACTAACCCACCAACACGTGGAGCAGCATACAAACAACTATGATACACCCATTCGACTACACGCCAGAGCATCACAATCCGTTAGAGGATGACGACACCCGCCCCGAAGAAGTAGAACCCGTTGATATGGATGATGACTATGATGGGTGGGAAGAGGAAGACGGACTATGGGACGATTCAGACGAAGAAGAAGAAAACGATAACAACCAAAACTAAATAACAATGAAAAAATCAATCGAATTACTACAAAAGGCGTTTGAACTGTACAACACGCCAAAAGACCAACAGAGCATGTTTCTCGGCATCTTCCACCTCGCTAAGTCCGAAGCCTACCGTGCGGGTATGGACTGGGAACGTGAGCGTCAAACCGAACACGATGAGGAACTTGAGCGAATCGAAACGGAAGCGGATATGCGAATAGAAGACGAACAATTAAATCGTAATGACAATGGCAACTAAAACAAAGGACATCCTAACATTCATCATCATCGTGCTGTTAGCGGCATTGATACAAAACTTTTGATAATGGAACAGATAATACAGGAACTCGCACTACTTAGCGACGAACAAGGTCAGCGGCTACTATTGCTAATCCACGAATACGGTACAAAACGTTGGGTCGAAGGATTCAACAAGGCATCTGAAATATCAGGCTACGGCGAACCGCCTGAACCGACTGTGAGGAATGAGGTGAGGAATGCGCCTATTGTGAACAATCCACACCCTGATGGAGGTCATTACGGGTGCTAATCAATTCATTAACCAATCCGATACGCCGAGTGTGTACGGGTGCTAAAAACTAAAATGATATGAAAGGCTACAAAGTAACCAACAACGACTACACTTGTCGCAGCGTAAAATTTGAGGTAGGACAAACCTACACTGTAACAGGCGCACCTGTGATGTGCGAACACGGGTATCATTTCTGCGAGAAAGTTGCAGACTGTTTCAATTACTATTCGTTCGACCCGAAGAACAAGGTATTTGAGGTTGAAGCGACCGGAGACGTAGTAAAAGGAGACGATAAGCACGTAACTAATGCGTTGCTGATTGTCCGTGAACTAACATGGTCTGAAATGCTTGTATTAGCCAATGAGGGGAAAGGAAATACAGGGTTACGGAACACGGGCGACTGGAACACGGGATACAGGAACACGGGATACAGGAACACGGGCAACAGGAACACGGGCGACTGGAACACGGGCAACAGTAACACGGGCGACAGTAACACGGGCAACAGTAACACGGGATACAGGAACACGGGATACAGGAACACGGGCAACAGGAACACGGGCGACAGTAACACGGGCAACAGTAACACGGGCGACAGTAACACGGGCAACAGTAACACGGGCGACAGGAACACGGGCGACTGGAACACGGGCGACAGTAACACGGGCAACAGGAACACGGGCGACTGGAACACGGGCGACTGGAACACGGGCATTGCCAACTCATGTAATTACAGTAGCGGCATGTTCTGCAACGAAGAACCACAGCTTATCATGTTCAACAAGCCTGTAACAGGTTATACACGTAATGACTTTTACAATAGTCGTGCATACGATTTAATATGTCGTGTACAAGTAACTAAATGGATTGATAGTTCAGATATGACCGATGAAGAAAAGTCTGCCAATCCATCACACACTACAACAGGTGGCTATCTTCGCAAGGTTGACTACAAAATGGCATGGTGTGAGATGTGGGCTACGTTGACCGATTCAGACAAAAAAGCCTTTACGGAGTTGCCTAACTTCGACTGGTCAGTATTCACAGATATAACAGGAATCAACCGATGACCACACTTGACAAAGTAATAGAAGTACTATCTGACATTAGCCTGATAGATGAGATACGCCCTGAAATGACGCTATTTGACCTAGGATTAGGCATGTACGAGCGTGATGTAGTAAAGTGCATATTAGCGGTACAAAATATCCATGCGCTAACCACGGTAAACGACATTGTTAATTTTATAGAATCGAAAGGATATGAAACACTTTGAACCGATAGTCATTCAGGAGGAAACGGATGTAAGGCATGAGCTATTTATTCGACCCGCCATAGATAAAGACGAATTTATCGACATTGTATTGATAGATGGAAGACGTGAGCGAATCGGCATAACCCACCAAGCCGCCACCCGCCTACGTGATGCACTAAATACTATTCTTAACGATTAAAAACCAAAGCAATGGAAAAACAAATGCACATGGTTTACCTCGGCAAAGAGCCGCAATGGGAAACGTTAAAACAAACGCAATTAGATTCAATTTCATGGGCTTGCACAATAGCAGACAAACCGTGGGGTTCACTTGTAAGGGACGGGTATTCCGTTCATCCTGTAACAATTAAAGTAACTAAACCAATGAAAGTAACAATCAACACAACAGAACAGCAGTCGAGGGAGATGTACAACCTTAGCGACCTGATAAAGACCGACTGCTGCATAGATTGCGGCACTAATGAGAAGTTGAGAGAGGTGGTGGGGAAGATAGGGGTGCCAGCAAATGCTGTTCAAGAGGCTATGCCGATAGAAAACTGCGATACGAGATTAATGGTGAAAAAAGGCACTTACGCTACTTTTAGTGAATTATTTGGCGACAACCCCATCCCCATCACCCAAATCAACATCGACCTATGACAGCGAAAGAGCAAGTACTTAAGGTGTATCCAGATGCATGGTGTCAACGCTCGGAGGAATTTGAATGTTATTTCATACGAATTTACAGGGCATGGTATTTATCGCCACGCCTTAATTCTTTCTCTGACACAACCGAAGAATCAGCATGGCAATCAGCCGCAAACCAACTAAAAAGCAAAGGAAATGACACTACATCTAACACTTAAAAAGCAATGGTTCGACATGATCCGTAGCGGTGAGAAAACCGAAGAATACAGGGAAATAAAGCCGTATTGGATGACGCGCTTATTTGACATAAAACCTACAACCTCATGGGAGTTTGAGAACATTGAGGATACTATCGCGTGTGTGCTTGCTGGGTATGTGCTCAAGTGTCCATTCAAATCATTCACCCACATCAAATTCACTAACGGCTATTCACCCACATCGCCTACGTTCACAATCGAATGTAATGGTATCAGAATTGGGCGTGGCAATCCTGAATGGGGTGCGCCAACAGGCAAGGACGTATTTATTATTTCACTTGGCAAAATCATTGAATCATGACACTCAAACTATTCACACTACCCGCCCCAACTCGAAGGGCTAAGAAGCATGACCTATTAGTATTATTTTACTCACATCTAAAAATGATACAAAATGCAAAACAAAAACGCAGGTAAGACAGTAGAACAGATAGCCCACGACCATGCAATGAAAGCAGATGCAGGTCAACAGGAAACCGCCAAATACTCATTCATTGAGGGCTTCAACCACGCCCAACAGTCACAGCCGATGTGGCGCAGGATAAATCCGAGTGACAACTACTACGATAAAATAGTAACAGACTTTGTACGGACACTATCACACCCTCCGATGTCAGGACAAGCACTACTGTCCGTAGGCTACACCCACTACCTATCATCGGAGGACTTGTTGAAGTTGCCAACGGAAAAGAAATAACAGGTCGGGTGCGTGGCGGAATTGGTAGACGCAACACAGTGAGAACTAAGACAGCATTACAATGGTCTGCTAAAATCGTTACAGGTTCGAGTCCTGTCGCACCCGCTAACTAACTTAAAACACCCCACAGGAGAGGGGATAAAGATGAAAATAACTACATCACACGGAATATGCGTTGACGCAGATAAACTACACAGCATATCGCCAATAACAGAACACAGGGACGGGTATTGCTATGTGGTAACGATGAAAGACGGGAAAGCCATTACTGCATCTATGTCAACCATTGAGCAAATAACTGCAAACAGAGACGAACTTGTATCTGAAATAGCGGTACATAAAGGAAAGGAAAAATGGTGGTGGCGCATTATGTGGGGACTGTATGCAGTTGTTATCGGTGGCATCATACTTGCCGCAATAGAATCCGCCTACAAACATTAATTTGCACAATCCAAATAATTCACTACTTTTACATCGTCAGTCAACTATTTATGAAACTTAAATCATTGCCCCGTACCTGCTGCTGCGTAGTTGACTGACATCACATCTTTAGCACAGGTCGGGGCTTTATTTTGTTATGAAAGCACTAATTGTAATTGCAGCCGCCACACTTATGTGTTCGTGCAACAAACGCGTTAAGGTTTATAAGCCACCGATAGATATTGTCGGAACATGCGACACGCCTCATTCAATAGAAACAGGTTCAGGCAGCTCGTTTGTAGGCGTTGGTTCTATCCACTCACAGTCACCTAAACTTAAAAACACAATAAAATGAAAGCACTTATTGTAATTGCACTACTACTGTCAACCACAGCCACAGCGCAAAACGTTGACTCATCATTTCATTGGGCATTAAAAAGATTAGCCACCGACACGGTTGCTTTGTTTAAGAACTCGAAAATTTCTATCACTGATAGAAACGGTGTAGATATAGACGCTTGGGGCGGTGACAATGTATGGTCTGTCTGCAACTACAAGAAAGTAGATAGCGGATATCAGTGCATATTTCACTCGGAAAATGAATTGTACATTTTTCAAGACCGTAAACGCATCAAGACATACTATTCAAAAACCACAATCTATTTAAAATGAAAACCATAACAACTAACAACCGCACGCTGCTTTTTGTGGAAGTGCCGGTAAAAGCAAGCAGGTCGCAGGTAATAGCTGAAATATCAGAACACCTTATAAACGGAAAAATATTCATCGCCACAACCGACACGGTCACGGAAGAACAGGCAACGGAGATAGTAGAGAAAGTAAAAAGCACATTAGGTATTGAAAAATGTTTTAAGTTTTACGGGTTCGAATCTGTTACGGGGAAAGTTAGACCTGCTCTAGACACAGCTCTTAATTCTTTTCAGACATTTCTTCAACACCATTCCATCACAGGCCGCCACGCCATAATTGAGGTATTATGATAAAAATGACAAAAGAAACAGCAACTAATTTTTTCTCCATATTGTTTGGAGGAGAGTATCGCATAGGGAACGAAATTAAACCTCACGGCAGTGGGTGGTGCGTTAATGCTTACCAAAGTATATTTGCCACCTATGATTTTTCGGGGCTTACTAAACTCGTTCTAATGGCTCATAAATATGCTGTGCGTGTGGAAATAAAACCGTCTGGCCCAGGAATGCTCAAAATATGCATTTGGCAACGACAACGTGATGGAGGGTACTCCACTCGACACCCTACTATTGAGCAAGCAATCCAAGACATAATTTTACCTGAAAATTTAGAATCATGAGCAACCAAACACCACTACAAAAGAGCATAGCCGAGATTGAGGCAATGATAAAAGAAATGGTCGAAAGAGGTAATATTGAGGCTATGTATGCCTACATCACCGCCAAGAACATCCTCACCGCCAACCTTGAATATGAGCGGAAAGAGTTTAAAGATGCGTGGATTGACGGCAGATGCGGATTATCACAGAACTTCAATGATTACTACACTAAAACATACAACAATGAACGAAAAAACTAAAGAAATCGCAGAATTTGACGGGTGGGCTGAAGATGATATGTGGGTGTCCCCCAACTACCTCACCGACCTCAACGCACTACATCAGGTCATAAAAAAGATACGCTCTGAATTTCATGACAAAATCGAACCGAAAGAAGATGCAGTAAACGCCTATAAACGCTTAGGAGATGCGATATATAACGCATTTGATAGTGATAGTTTCACCGACCTTGTAGATGCTGTATATGATGCTATTGTTTACCTGAAACAATATGACTCATGTCACTAACCGACCTCCGCAACAAACAAGGACTAATCGTATGGGCTAAGGCGAAACCATACGTGATGCAGCGACTATCCGATGGCGCACTATGTAAGGACATAGCGGCTGAACTCGGCTGCAAACAGAACACATTAGCTTACTACCTTTGTACGTGGCGTAAAGCAGGCGACCCGATACCGAAACGTAACTTTACACTGCCTGATGGAACGGTTAAGATACGCACGAAACGAGGCGTACAATACAGAGAAACTAAAGTAGATGGCAAGTGGATTCCATCGGGTAGAATAACAGAACGAAAATACAAGACTATGCCAAGTCCGAAAGAACCGAAAAAAGCGGTTAAGGCGATGCCGACCCGCAATATTGACCCTGCATCGGTTAAGATGGTCAGGGTAGCACGAAACACACACATTCAGGTATCGGTTAACGTGCCTGATGAAGTGGCTATTGATAACTGGAATAAAAAGTATAATTTATGATAGTAATATTTTACGCCACAGGATTTTTGGCAACGTTTTTCGGGCTAAAGTTTCATAAAGACTTTAAAGAACGAACATGGGAGAATGTATATGATAGGTTTATTTGCGGCCTTATTTTCCCAATTTCATTAGGGTTTTATATTGCTACATTTCAAGGAGCAACCAATAAGCCTAACCCCCCTAAAATTAAACCCCCTAAATGGCTATGATACGTACCCTCTTATTCATCTGCGCTGCATTGATTATCTTAGCGGGCTGCATTGCAACGGACTGGTTGCGGGTCGTGTGCTGGGGTCTTGGTGTGGTCGTGATAAAATGTATTGATTATGAGAAAGACACTTACTAACGGGTTATACTACCTCACCCCATTCACGCTACTCTACCTATCCGCATCGGTTCACAGCGGGTTCAATCCCGAATTGTGGTCTATGCCGTTACGGTTGCTTGTTGCGGTGGGGGGGTTTTTATTGGGGGCATTAATAACTAAAGCGAAATGAACAACCACGAAATCTACGCCACCTGCACATGTGGCAATGAGCAAGATATACGGCTAAGTGACAGGTGCGGCGAGTGTGGGGCTAAGATTGTTTTAACTGTGAATATACCCGTTGCTTATTCTTAGGCGATGGGTTTTAAAACAAGTTAGTCAACCTCGAAATTTGCCCGTGTCGCTTACTGTGGATAAACGCCTCAATAGCTTTCGGTGCGTGCTGATACCCGTTCCTATGATGCCATGAATCCGTACCCGATGGGCTGCGTAACGATTCGACACAAACGCTCATATAGTCTTTAGACTTCTTATGGTGGATGTGGTGCGTATAGTAGTACCGATGCTTACATTTCGCCCATGATTCAGCCGCCTCATGTGCCATTAACAGGGCTAAATCGGATTCCTTTGCGCCATCCCCATGCGTTGTGCCGATAAGATTCTCGCCGTATGTGTAGTACTTTCGATGGGCGATACTAACGTCAAACGTCACCTGTTCGCACTTGTTAAACCATGCCTGTAACGTCTGTGCTAAGAAAAACCCATGAACATAGTCGTGATTCGATGGATTGTACTGAAAATGTACGGGCGCAATCGGTAGCAATAGTTCGATGCAGTCAACCATTAATCTGCGTGCCATCGTGAACGCATCATACCACATCATGCTAACGTCTTGCGCTGTGCCACTTGTAGTCGTGTTTTTCGGGCTATCAACATGGAGTATGTCATTACCTGCCACGAATAGTATCTGGTCAATTTTATAGCCCTGTGACTTGTTTATGATGCCTTGTACGCCATCTAACACCCGTTGGTAGATAATGTTGTGGTTCGCCTCATCACCAGTTTCAAATGCGGAACATAATTTGTTCAGGTGAATATCGGCAGGGTCAATAACTAACAAATGCGATTCATCGGATCGTGTGTGTTTTATCCGCTTGTATTTCGGAGCATGTCCCCTTATCTCCTCAATGATGCTGTTACGGATTTCCTCGTACGGAGTCTGTTTACCCTTGACGAATACCGAAAAGTGCTTGCCCTTGTGCCAATAGTGCTTAACATCATCTATCGGGATTCCAACCGTTTCGCATTGTTCGGCTAATGCGGGGTGCTGTATTCTCTTAGCGACCCTGCGAACTTCTATTCGGAACTTTTCTTTATCGGTCGGCAGGTTATGTTTCTTAATCAACTTATCCGCAATCCCACGATAAGAACCCCCGTTAAGTAGTTCCTGTTCTATTTCATTGCGTAGGTGGTCGTACTTCTTAACTGTTGTGTGTTGGTTTGCCATTAAATTAGGGGGTAACCGTACTTGTCTTTGGTGAT